GTCTGCCGTATGGCGTCTACGACCAGCCCACGTTCTTCAAGATGCCCGGCAACGGGCCGCTGCAGAAGTTCGCCAAGGGCGGCGTTCTTGGAGAGGCCGGACCGGAAGCCATCCTCCCATTGCGCCGCGACGCTGGCGGCAAGCTCGGTGTCGAGTCTTCAGCCGTCAACGTCGTCGTGAACAACGCCCCGGGCTACGAGGCCAACGTCAGCCAGCAGGGCGACACGGTCACGATCGACATCGTCCGCGCCACGCTGGCCCGCGAGATTCGCTCTGGTGTCGGGGCGCTCACGCAGGCCATGCAAGGCACCTACGGGCTCGCTAGAGGGGCTCGCTGATGGCGACCTACCCAACCCCTGCCCTGCAACGGGCCTACGTCAGTGCGCCGGTCGATGAACACATCATCGCCACGCTGGAGCTGTCGCACAGCGCGTTCACTCCGAACAAGTTCTACTTGAACGACTCGCCTACCGCGATCACCGCCACCATAGAGGGTGGGTCAACGGTCACGTTCACACCGTTCCCGTTCCAGTTCAAGCTGCCCGTCAGCGACAACCAAGGGGCACAGGAGCTGCTGATCACGCTGGCCAACGCCGGCCAGGATCTTGTGACCCAGATCGAGGCCGCATCACGCAAGCCTCAAGAGCGCATCGACATCGTGCTGCGCATCTACCTGTCATCCGACCTCACCGCTCCGCAGGCATTGCCGCTGCGCCTCACGGTGGACAACCTGAGCATGAACGACCAGGCCATCGTTGCCACGGCCAACCGAGCCGACGTGCTCAACTTTCCGTTCCCCTCCATCGGCTTCACGCCTGAAGCGTTCCCAGGACTGAAGCGGTGATCGCCCAATGCGAAGACCTCATCGGCAAGCCCTACTTGCTAGGCGCTCGCGGGCCTGACGCCTACGACTGCTGGGGGTTGTGCATCGAGGTCTATCGCCGGGGCGGGCGGCCGCTGCCAGAGTTCATCAGCGCCGACCTGAGCCGCAGCGAGATCGTTCGGTTGATGGCGGCCCAGGCCCCCAAGATCGCGGCGCATCGCATCAAGGCGCCCAAAGACTGGGCGTTCGCTTGCGATGTCAGGCGCGGTCATGTGGGGATCGTGTTCGACAGGCGGGTGCTGCACTCGTCCAGGGGCTTTGGCGTTGTGGCGCAGCGGCTGGAAGACTTCCTCATGTTGTACCCGAACACGGAGCTTCTATGCCAACACTGATCGTCTATCCACACCCGATACGCAAGGACATTCGGCAAGTTCACGGCGTCGATCACGGCACCTGCGTGGCCGATTGGTTGGCCGAGCATCAGCCGCAGATGAGCGAGCGGTTCACCGTCTACGCGAACTCCTTCGAGGTGACGAAGGACTACGTCATCGTCAACACCGACACCGTCGTGGTGAACGTCACCCCTGCCGACCCCATCACGGCGGCCATTGCGGCCATCTCATGGAAGGTGGTGATCGCCCAGGTCGTAGTGTCGATGGCGGTATCGGCCGTCATCGGTGCGCTGTTCAGGCCAAAGAAGCCGTCCTCCAACACGCCTGAGCCTTCGCCCACCTACGGCATCTCGGCGCAGGGCAACACCTACCGACTCGGCGATGTCATCCCTGTCATCTACGGCAAGGTGCTCGTCACCCCTGCTTACGCCGCGCAGCCCGTCATCGAGTTCGTGGACAACCAACAGATCTTCAAGGGTCTGTACTGCATCACCCAGGGCTCGGCGAACGTGTCATCCATGATGATCGGCGAGTCCGACGTTGTGGGGTTGTCGGCCGGCGTCGTGGACTGGCGGGTGTTCAAGCCGAGGGACCACAAGGAGACTTTCGGCATCATCGAGGCCACCACGGGCGTACCCGAGAACGTCTACACCTGCGACGAGGTAGGGGACCAGGAACTGCTGGCGCCAGGGCAGGCGATTGGCTCGAGCGCCCCGACATGGATGTGGCGCTTTGTCAGCGTATCGGAAGACCCCGCAAGCGTGGCGGGCTTGACGCAGATGACCGTCGAGCAGCTCAAGCAGGCACCCACGTTCGTTGTGAACACCCGCCACTACTACACCGAGGAGCAGCACCACACCAGCGAGGCCGGCACCACGGTATACCTGTGGTTCTACATCGTCGAAGCGCAGCCGCTCATCTATCCAATCCCGCCGGGCTCGGTGCTGCCGAACGTCACATCGACGTCCACCAACGTCGACGTCGGGGCTTTCAGCATGTGCCGCCCCGACCAGACGGGCGACGAGGCCGCGCTGGACTTCGTGTTCCCGGGCGGTCTGTATAAGGGCGACCTGCAGGGCACGAACGTACAGATCAAGGTCACCTTCCAGCCAGTGGACGCAAACGGCGCAGCGACAGGGGCGGCGCTGGTCTACAACCACACCTTCAGCGCATCGTCCAACACGCCCCAGCGCTACACCGTCAAGTGGCCCCTGCCCCCCGCCCGCTACACCGCCAAGTGTGAGCGCGTGACGCCAAGCGACGGCAAGGGCAGCACCGTTGACCGTGTGACCTGGACCGGGCTGAAGCTGCGTCTGACCAAGCCGCCAAAGACTGTACGCGTCTACGGCGACGTCACGCTGGTGGCAGTGACCATCAAGGCCACCAACGAAGTCAACGGGTCGTCGCTGAGCAAGGTGCGGTTCAACGTGGACCGCAACCTCGGCGGCCCCGTGGAGTCAATGGTGGACATCCTCACCGCCAACTACGGCGGCCGGCGGCCGGTCAACGACGCCGAGCTGGACCAGGCCGAGATCAACGCCATGAAGGCGAAGCTCGCAGGCACCGAGTTCAACGCCGTCTTCGACACTCGCGGCACCGTGTGGGAGGCGATGGTCTTGTCGCTGCAGACGGCGGCGTGTGCCCCGTTGAGCATTGGCAGCAAGATCACCATCGTGCGCGACAGCGTCAAGACCCGCACCGCAGTGTTCTCCGACATGAACATCGTAGCCGGCACCATGTCGGTCGGGTACGTGTTCGACAAAGTGGGCGACCCCACTGGCGTCAAGGTCGAGTACCGCGACCCGTTGTCGTGGACGCCGGCCTACGTGCATCTGCCAGATCACGACGACAACGCGCAGAGCATCAACCTGTTCGGGTGCAGCAGTCGCGACGTGGCGCTGCAGCACGCTAACCTGATCCAGAACCGGCGCAAGGGCCAGCGCAAGAGCATCTCCTTCGAGACCGAGATGGAGGGCTTGCTCGTGCGGCACGGGGACCGCATCGCGGTGTCGCACTCGATGCCCAGGTGGGGCCAGGCCGCAGCGATCCAGGCGGTGGGTGCGTCCCCGCAGGAGTTCGTTCTCGACCGCTACCTCGACTGGACCGGGGCCACCTCCACATCGGAGGTGCTCCTGCGCGGCCCAGAGGGCCAGGTGTTCCAGACCACGGGCACCAAGGGCGCGAGCGAGGACAGGCTGACGCTGGCCGCGCTGCCTCCCTGGGCGATCACTGTGGCAGGCGGTACGCAGGAACCCACGCACGTGATCTTCGCTTACTCAGCGGCGATCGTGGAGGACTGGATCGTCACAGAAATGGAACCGACGGGCGATACTCGAATTAAAATATCCGCTGTCGTGTACGACCCTGCGGTGTACGACAACGCTCTGCCTCACCAGAAGGTTCTCTGATGGCCGCTGTCGTCTTCCCCTCGACGCTACCCTGTCCCATGGTGGAGGGGTTCGGCGCGGAAGTGTCGGCCACCGTCCAGCGCACCACCTTCGAGGGCGGCAACACCAAGCAGCGGCGCAATCATCGTGCCCTGCCACACATGATGCGTCTTCGGTGGACGCTGCCCCAGACGGCCTACGGCATCTGGACGAACTGGATGAACATGTACGGCTGGGACTGGTTCGAGATCGCGCTGCCCAGTGCGGTGGCTGGCATCAAGCGCACCCAGCTCACCCCGCACTCCATCCGCCTGACGTCGGACGTGGACGCCGAGCTCGTGAACACCACGAAGGGGTTCTATTGGCAGGTGAGCGTTGAGGCCGAGTTCGTGCCGCCGGCCGGGGTGCTCTGATGGCGATCGCCTACCCCGCAACCCTGCCGTGTCCCCTCATCGATGGCTTCGCCTCCGAGGCGGTCGCCTTCGTGGTGCGCTCGCCCTACGAGGCGGGCAACAGCCGGCAGCGCAGATCGAACAAGATCCTGCCGCACCTGTTCAGCATCGAATGGATGATGGATCAGGCCACCTACGGCGACTGGCTCAAGTGGATGAACGCCCACGGCTGGGCATGGTTCGAGCTGAGCATCCCGAGCGCCATGGCCGGGGCAAAGAAGCTGCAGCTCATGCCGCACACCGTGCGCCTGACCTCGGACCTGTCTACCTCGCTGGTCGCGTCCTCGAAAGGCTACTACTGGCGCATCAGCGCCGTCATCGAGTGCATCCCTGGCCAGGACGCCATCGGGCCTAACGGTCCGGCCTCGGCCATGGACGACTGGATCGTCGCCCACACCCCGGGCAATCCATCCTTCCCTGACTGGTACGTGGCCGGTCGCCCAGGAACCCCGGCGATCGACATCGTCACCTCTATCCACCCTTACTAAGGAATCACATCATGACCGTCACCAACGCAAGAATGCGCCAGCTGATTGGCTCGACCGCCGAGTGGGCCACCAACGCAGGCATCGTCATCGGCGACGGCGAAATTGCCATCGAGCGGCTGACGACGGGCGACGTCAAGTTCAAGGTCGGCAACGGCACGCTGACGTGGACGCAGTTGCCCTACAGCCCGGCCATCCCCAGCGGGATCATGAAGACCCTGGGCGACAAGGACATGACGGCCGCCCCGCCCACCGCCCCTGCCACGGGCGACGCCTACCGCAACAGCACCGCCGGCACGCTGAATGCGGGCTGGGGCACGGGCACGGTGGCCGTGGGCGACTGGAAGATTTGGGACGGCTCGGCGTGGCGTCCTCTGGGCGGCGGCTCGTCGGGTTCGCTGTCCATCCAACCGGCCATCAACCCGGTCACCTCTCCCCCGCCCGCGGGCACCCCCACCGGGGCGATGTTTCCGGTCACGACGGCCGGCGTGCCCCAAGGCGGTTACGGCATCACCGCTCCGGTCAAGCCGGGCGACTTCATCATCAAGACGCCCACCGGCTGGTCGCTGATCGCGGCGGGCAACACCTCGTCGTCGGTGCAGTCCGGCATGGCTCCCATCAACCCTGCGGGCACGCCTCCGGCCAACCCTGCTCCGGGTCTGTACCCCGTGGCCGGGGCGGGTCAGGTCGGTACTGGCTACACCGGGGCCGTCAACCAGTGGGCCAACGCGGGCGACTTCCTGCTGTGGGACGGCACCTCCTGGCGGCTCGTGTCGGGCGGCGCGGGCAAGACCACGCTGCAGGCTCCTGTGGCGACCATCGACCCGACGGTGGCCCCCACCGTCACCCAGGCCGGCATCTACCGCGGCAACGCCGCTGGCACCGTGGCCACCGGCTACACCGGGGTGGGTGGGCAGACCGCTCGCGTGGGCGACTTCTTCCTGTTCAACGGCACCACGTGGTCTACGTGGCGCTCACCAGGCGCTGACTTGCGCTACATGGGCGACCTCGACGCCACCGTGGCCCCGCCTGCAAGCGCGGG